AAAAAACTGGTAACTGGAAATGATTGAACGTATGTATGTTTTTCAAAACCAAATACTCTTCTCCAATCAGTCATACTATTTTCTTTACATCTGAGTTAGTTTAAGTCTGACATAAAACGCTCATTTAAATTCTGCACGGGTCTAAACAATGTGCTTAAACAAAAACACACACAGTAGTCAGAATGTCGGCGGGTCCGTCCATACAGGAAGTGAGTAGTTATTTAAAAAAAAACTTTGTATTGGAAAAGTTTCAAACGGGTGCAGGTTCTGGGGCTGCTCGTGCACCTACGAACGTTACACCTATAACGGCTGTTCAAGCACAAAATATCTTGACATCTTACGATTCTATGACTCCTCCAAATACGCAGAAAAGATCCCTAGGAACTATTACAACATTACTCGATTTGACCAATCGCGACCTTCAGGAAAATGATTTATTCCCTCTAACGACCGATATAACATGGTTTACACGTGATACAGAGAGGCGTATTCTTCCTTTCACTCCGTCTATACAAGAAATCCCTTTACGCGGTCCTGGTGCATTCGGACAACGATTTTCCTTTGATTTGGGTTCTTTGGTGGTGGGTGATATTCTCTTGGGAACGGCTCTGCAAATCCGTCTTCGGCATTGGCTAGATCCTCAAACAGAGCTTTTATTGGAAGTTGGTCAAATCACGTATGATGTATCTGGGACAGCATGGGAATATGCAAATAGCCTAGGAACATCGATTATACAACAGGCCGAGTTGGAAATAGATGGAAAAACCATTGAAACGATTGATGGTGATTTTATTCATGTATATAATTCACTTTATTCAGATGCAAATGAAACATTTGGAATAGCCTATGATCACACAGGTCGTATTTCTATGCCACGTATGATGAATCAACAAATTCCTCGATTATACCCTACGGAGGATGGGACAATCAACTGTCTATTACCCTTTTTCTATATGCGATGTCACCGACAAGATGGACTCCCTATGATTGCAGTGCGAGAGAATATTGTAAAAATTCATATTACATTGCGACCTTTTGAAGAATGTGTGCGTCAACTTCGCGGATACCGCGATACTTGCGCGTCCGTTCCTCTACAAACGAGTATAAACTTTCATAAAGGCCTTGCACCGTATATTGCAAACACAGAAGTATCTATACCCGGATTCCAGTTTGTTCAACTACTTACACAAGGTGCGATTGTAAATGGGCCTCTCCGACAAAGAATGCTTCACGACCCTTTTGAAATACTCCATCGGGAGGTGCAGATATTTTATTTTGAAGAGCCTCTCAAATATAGTATAGGAAAACGAGCGGCCGATGATATAATTCGTATCCAACTACCTTTGGAAGCGAACCATCCTATAGAGGAAATCATATGGTTTGTGCGTAGAAAGGGGGTGCGAGATAATAATGCATGGACGAACTATACGGCAGTTCTTGATGCAGAATGGTCTACTCAAAAACTTGCTGCAAGAAGCCCCCTTTTACAGAATGCGATTTTGCAGGCAAATGGAGTTACACTCTGCGATGCGGATGAACAGTATTACCGTCAGCATATAGCGGGAGCTCATCGAGGAGGAATCTCTGCATATAATCAGTTTATATATGGCTATTCTTTTGCAAAAACTCCAGGGGAACATCAGCCTTCTGGCAGTTTTAATGCAAGTCGTCTAAGTTCATTACGACTCATCTTAGATGTAAAGCCTCCTGGAGGTATATTGGATGCGAACTGGGAAGTAAAAGTATTTTGTATAGCTTTGAACTGGCTCCGATTTGAAAACGGAATTGCTAACCCGATGTTTGAAGATTAAATATCAAATCCATTTAGAATGAATCAGAACAAAAACTTTCTTACATCCGCTCTAGCCGCTAGTACGATCATGGGACAAGAATCCTTTGTATCAAGCGGAAGTATTCGGAACGAAGGACCAAATAAATACTATCTGCTAGTCGATTTAATATTATCTATTTTATTTTCAATCTCTGCTGCAATGTTATCCTATAACTATAATACGTATTACGGGGCAACGATGTTTATGAAAATATTTTGGGCGATTTTAGCCTTTTTATTCAGTAAAGTTTATATTATTATGTATGCAATGCTCTTGAACCCAATAAATACTCTACCGAAAGCCCCTGCTCCTGCACCAGCTGTTCAGGCTGGAGGAAAGGGTTACAAACTATTTTAATCGACGCGTATGTCGTTTCGCATTAAAATATGTCTCAAACTTATTCGTTGAATATCCATATTGAAATAACATAGATTCTTCAGGAATTTTTACTTTTTTATGAAGATTGGGATCTTTTATTCCGCGCCAATGCCTTGGATAAAAATATTTCATGGGGTATACATGGACATCAGGAAAATCTTTTTTGGATGTAAAGTATACCCGGGATACATACAGAGGTCCTACACGTTTCCATGCATGTTCATTTGCTTCACGTTCGGCATTGGATACAATGCCATGTAATAGTTTTTTAAGAAAAGGGTGATTCGATTTTGCACCAATGATTCCATTTGCTACAAGACGCTTTGTTCCACGTATTTCTGGGCCAAAATCACCAAGTTTTTTTGTATCACTACGCGATATATTTTCCCATCCAAAAAACACGGATGCCTTATTTTTCTTAAGAAATGCGGCAAACTTCGCCGGTTTCATAATGACAGAATCCGCATCAATATAGATACCTCCAAATTTATAAAGAACGAGAAGACGAATAATATCTGCGCGACCAGCCATTTCTTTCCGAAACTTTCCATACTCGCGACGAAGATCTGGAACAGATGCCCAATCAAGACTATCCACATTTGAATCTGTCCAAAGATGATAGTCATAATCATACTTTTTAGCAAAGTCTTTTACAGTTTTCATCCATTCTAAGGGTGGTGCGTTTGTTCCAAGCCATATTTGATGAATTTTTTTTTCAATATTTCCACCAATTGTTTCTGCCATATTCTTATTCTATAGGTAGAATGTTTTTAGCAGTTCTTGTGTATGCGGTCGCGAGCTTTGCACAGGATATTGTTGGCTCCATAGGCTGCTCTATGCCTATATGTGTATTATCAAATCCATATCTTCGATTTGGAACCGGGGCAGAATCTTCCGTAAACGCATGGGGACTTTTTCAACAACCATGGTATTATTCACCATCTACATCTACATGGTATAAACTGACCTATTCAAACTATCCACTGGATACTGCAATAGGAACTGGTATGACTGGACCTAACTGGAGTGGAACAACTGTCATTGATTTGTATACTTTGACAAATACTGGATCTAGCACAAACTATTCTGGATTTATAGTGGATACTAGTGATACTACAAAAAGTGTGGGGCACGGAATCATTGTATCGATGCGTCAGTTTACAGTCTTAGGGCAGCTTATATTGTTTCAAAATACATTTTCACTTGGTGCGAATGATAGTTTTGTGCGAATCACTACACGTGTCATTAATAACTCTACGACAGATATTACAAATATGTTCTTATGGACTGGCACGCGAGATGATTATGTAGGGTCGACAGATGTAAATACGAAAACGCGCGGAAATCTGGATACAGGAAGTTTCGTAGCTATTAGCGCAAATAACCAGTCGTCACGCGCAATTATGATTACAAACCCCACAGATGGTGTGCTATTTTATTCAGAAACTGCGGGTGTGATGACATCCTATTCAGTATGCTGTAGTTTTTCAAACGCGTATAATACAAATCCTTTAAATCTCGCCCCAAAGACCCTGACTCCGACAGATGGTTCTTATGCAGCTGTCTTACCGATTGGAAATATAAGTATAGGGGGATCTGGAAGTATTACATGGTATTATGCAGCAGGTGTTATATCATCATTAAACAGTGTAGCTGAGTCTGTTTCAGTAGCCCAGGCAGTTTTTGCAGGAACTGCCTCAACCGCGACAGCAACAGCTACAGCATCTACAACAGCCACTGCGGCGTCGACATCGACCGCCAAAGAGTCTAAGTCAGCTTCCGTATCGAGTTCCATAAGTGCAACGGCAAGGGGGTCGCCTTCTTCACATCCTACGCGCACACCAACTCCTTCTGTATCTGTAAGTAAATCTGTATCTTCTAGTGCATTTAGGTCGCCTATTTCTACATGGACCCCTATTTATACGGTATCCTCTATGTTTACTATAAGTGCGTCTCGTTCTGTGTATAGCACTTCCGTAGTTACATCTACAGGAACTGCATCTGCATCTGCAACTTCAACACCTAGTCCAACTCAAACACCCTCTACGACATCCACACTTGCAATCAAAGTTTTAATTGCGCAAATACCACCTATTCAAGTAAACTTTACCCCTACATTTACAAGTTCAACTGTAATACTTGAAATAAATAAATCAGATAATCTCGTATATATTCCAATCAGTCTTATAATACTGGCAGGAATCGGATATGCCATATGGAAAGCACGAAAAAAATCCCTTGAAGCTGTGGAAAAACCAAGCTCCACCCCAAGCTCAAGCTCCAAATCAATACTCAAACAAAATACTTCAAAGCTGAATATACAGATTCGAGAACCTAATAATGCGGTTCACATATAATGTGCTAAAGTTAACTTAGCCATTCAGTTGCAGATAAACGGTCTAAGCATTCCATCTCTCTTGTAAGAAGATGGTAGCATCCTTGCTGCGAGTTATTTATGGAGGAGTTCAGGATTCCAGACTCCTCTGTCAAAAAGGGCAGCCGAATCCAGCATTTTTTATAAAAGCATTTCTTCGCGCAGGGCGATTCACAACTCAATGGATTCGCCTAGATTTTGATACTCTCCCGACACTTGGGAATACCTCTGTAATTACACTTCCTCGAAAGGGTCATCTTATTTCTAGACTCTATCTTGTCACTACAATGCCGGATATTGCGACGCAACAGCTTTCTGCCAAAACCTGGTGTGAATCAAATGGAAAAGTGTTTGCAGGTCCTAAGTTTGGATGGACAAACTCTGTAGGGCACGCACTTTTACAAAATGCTACCATTGATATTGGAGGGTCGCGTGTAGAACATATTGACGGGCGACTCTTAGAAGTGATGGATGAGTTTTATACACCCCTTGAAAAAGTGTCTTTGATGGATAAATTTCTTTCTCGTAACTCTTCCAACTTTACAGCGGATCAGTTTGGCTCTACATCTGCGACACAAGTTGTCACTCCCCTCCCTTTCTGGTTTTCATGTGGGGATGCTGGAACATTTCTTCCAATAGACGCCCTGCAGGCGGATCCTGTAAAACTAAGTATTCAGTTTGCGACCCCTACGACACTTTATACAAGCACAGCTCAAGTAAGCACGAAGGATCTCAAGGCTCCTCCTGCAGGTGGAGAAGCTTATTTTCCAATCGCAAACTCACGCTTCTATTATACAGATCCTGCAGGGACTCCTATTGCAGGACTCAATGGAGATCCAACTCAAACAACCCTTGCAAGCCTTGTTCCAATAATTCAAATGCCTACATCACAAAGCCTTCAGGTGCTAGGTGATACATACATAATGGCGGAATATATATATCTTGACAAACCCGAGGCGAATCGATTTCGTCTCGCAGATATTCAAGTGCCCGTTCTACAACATTATGCATTTGACCCCGTTGATACGACGAATGCTGCCGTTGCAAATTGTTATCTCAAGATTCCAAACCCGACGCGGAATCTTTTCTTTTATCTACAGCGATATGAAGCACCTTATTACAATGCACCCTTTTTAGCTACGCGCGATCTCTCAGGCGCAGATGCACCTCTCGCTCCTTGGTGGCCAAATGCAAGTCAACTCGATACACGTGTATATAAAGAGGTAGTCCCTGGATTTGTATTTCGAAAATCAGAACCTATCAGGGCGATTGACTTGATTTATGAGGGGAAACTGTATCGATATAGCACAACAACTCCCTCTGTTTTCCGATCCCTGGTTCCTTTGAAAAAGACGCCTTGGGTGAATCGATATTATTATAATTTACCATTCTCCCTTCAAGCAGGATTTCTTCCACCAAGTCAACCATGTGGAGAAGCAAACTTGGATAAGGTTGTCAACATCAACTTGAAGTTGGAACTGAATCCTATGGCGGGGTATACTACAACATTTAATGTTCCACGGTTCCTTGTGTATGTATGGGCAGAAACATATAATATATTTCGAGTATACGGTGGACGTGGTGGAATGATGTTTGCGTATTAACGTTTCTTCCAAAATGCTGCTAATGCTATAAGACTTAGGCATACAAGAACAATGCTTGTATCACGTGTTCTATGCGAATATATAAGTTTTTGAAATGATATATCAGCGTCGTGAAATATATCTGTATAATTTGTTTGTTCCTTTTTTATATCCGATAATGAGGGTTGTTGGGTTGCTAAAAAAGGGTATGTGGTAACAATGCGATATATATTTGAATAATATACATCGATGGGTCCATGGCGGTCTGGATTCCATGCTAGAGCTTTTTCATAGGCTGTTGCATGGAGCACATAAAAATGTAGGGCAAATCCCTGACCTATTTCAAAGAGGGGGTATTTATGCACCTTGACAGGCCCTTCGACATAGGTTGGTCCGCCGAGAAAAATATCCCATGCGTCACGTTCTTTCCAGAGAGCTTCTTTTACGGTGGGCCATTGTTTGGAAAATTCGGGGGTAGGTAGGCAATCATCTTCTACAATAAGAACCCAGGGCAATCCTTGACGTATAGCTTCCCTTGCAATAGCTAGATGAGAAGCACCACAACCTCGCCAACCTTCACTATGCCGTATGGCTGAAAAGCGCTTTGGTCTAATCCCAGTTTTTTCAAATGCGACTATTGTATTTGCCCATTTATCTTCACGTTCATCCAAGTTTATACAAAAACATGGAAGATCCGGTTGACTCATCTTATTCTTTACTAAACATTATTTGCACAGAGCTTATAAGTGAACCGGCAGGGGATTGAATCACTGTAGTATGTGGGGGTGTCGATATATAGTTTGATTTTGTAAATACAGGTGGGGTCTTTTTTGGAATAGTAAATGGAGATGATTTAGTTATATTATGTGTATTACGCTGAAACGCTTCGGGAAACTCTTTTTTTGTGCTGGGCGTATTGAACAGTTTTTTAATACGCGTTCGTTCTGTATCGATTCTCCAATCAAGTTGAGGTTTGTCTAGTTCCTCTTGATCTAGGATTCTACAAGGTTCATATTCGTTGTTCATCTATATGAATCATATTGTATTTTTTTAGACCCATATAATCTCAGATATTATATATCGCACCAATAAAATTGCTTTTTGTAATCACTATGAAGTGAATCACAATGTCCCTTCTCATCGTAGAATCTCCAGCGAAATGTCAGAAAATACAGGGATTTCTGGGTCCTGGGTGGCGTGTGATAGCTACCATGGGACATATACGTTCGTTAGAAGAGGATTTGGCTGCCGTTGGACTCGAGCGTGATTTTGAGCCACGTTTTCAATGGATGAAGGAAAAATCTAAAGCGATTCAGCAAATCAAAGAGGCTGCAGCTAGTGCCACAAGTATTTATTTGGCATCGGATGATGATAGGGAGGGAGAGGCTATTGCCTATTCGGTTCTAACTCTCTTAAAACTAAATGCTGCTACAACGCCGCGTGCTGTATTTCATGAAATTACTGCCTCTGCCGTAAAGGCAGCTGTGGCAAACCCACGACGCCTCAATATGTCACGTGTAGAAGCCCAGCAGGCCCGGGCTGTCCTTGATATGATGGTGGGTTTCACAATTTCTCCTCTTTTGTGGAAATATGTAGGGCAGGCTCTTTCTGCGGGTAGATGTCAAACACCTGCACTACGTATTCTAGTAGATCAAGAAAAAGCAATTCGAGGGTTTACAGCAACTACAGAATGGAGAATCAAGGGGATATGGAATGGCTTTGAAGCTCGTTTGGAGGATTCCCTTGAGGATGAAGAATCGGCCACAAACTATTTAGAGAATATTCACGACGATTCAGGGGGTATTGTAAAAGAAGCATATACAAGATCGACGACGGAGCAACCTCCGAAGCCTTTGATTACAAGCACCCTACAACAGGAGGCATCTGCCACCATGAGTCTTCAGCCAAAGAGAACCATGCAGATTGCGCAACGCCTGTATGAGGCGGGATATATTACCTATATGCGAACGGATTCTGCAACTCTTTCGGAAGAAGCAAGGATGGCTGCAGAGGATTGGGTTCGCACAACATTTGGAGAGGAATATGTATCTGGAGCAGCTCGGGTGAAATCAAAGGGGAAATCCACCCAGGATGTAAAGGCGCAGGAAGCACATGAAGCTATACGGCCGACACATATGGAGCGTGTGGAACTACCTGTTGGGGAGGATTGGTCAGCACCGGATAGAAAGCTGTATAAGCTTATTTGGGGGAGGGCTGTGCAAAGTGTAATGGCTGCTGCGAGGGGGGAACAACGCACGATAAAGTTTATTGCAAGTGCGGATCCGATGGAGTTTCTCTGGGTTGCTACATGGAAGAGGAATCTCTTTCTAGGATGGCGGAAGATTGGGGCTGTTGCAACAAATCTGGATGAAGATGTGAATGAAGATACGAGTATGGATTCGTGGAATGTTGGCGAAAAGATTGTGGAGGGAATGGATGTATCATGGTCGAGCCTGGAGGCCTGGCCACATGAGACGAAACCCTTGTCTCGATATACAGAGGCAACTCTTGTGCGTGAGTTGGAACGTAAGGCTATAGGTCGTCCAAGCACATATGCCTCGCTTGTAGCAACTGTAATAGACAAGGGATATGCAGAAAAGCGTGATACACCTGCACGTGAATCATCCATTACGAAACTATGTATAGATGCGCTAGGGACATGGCCTCCAAAGAAAGTTATTCTTCTTAAAATGATTGGGGCGGAAAAACAGAAACTTGCCCCTACTCCGCTCGGTATCTCTGTCCTGGACTTTTGTCTGAAAGAGTTTGGAACTCTCTTTGATTATGAGTTTACTAAGAAAATGGAAGCACGATTGGATGCTGTGGCAGAAGGACTTGAGCCCTGGAAAAATCTGTGCCGTGATACCTGGGATTCCTATAAGGACATATATACTACACTCAAATCTGGCAACTCCACTACGGCTCCAGCCGTTGCGCGTGAAAAACACTTTCCAGGTGGAATCAAGGCGATTCAAAGTAAGAAGGGACCCCTTCTTCTGAAAGAAAATACGGCAAACAAGGAGGAAACGGTCTTTTATGGTTGGCCCGAGGGTATTGCTTTTCAGGATATTACAGAAACGGATGTGGCGACATACGTAGCATCCAAAATGGAGATACCTAGCTATGGAAGCTATGAAGGACATTCCATGATAAAAAAATCAGGCCCATTTGGGACATATATTGTATGTAACGGTGTGAATGTTCCGTGGACGCCCACCGATACGGAGGAAACGATTATTTCCAAACTGGCTGCGAAATCCCAAGCTCATATACATACACTTGGTCCGTTTGAGTTTCGAAATGGTCCCTACGGAATCTTTATGTTCAAAAAGGATGTAGTAGGAAAGTCCCGAAAGTTTATTTCCATTCCACAAGGTGTCGATCCAAAGGGCTTAACTCAAGAAGCGGCTACAAAAATATATCAAACTGGTTTACAAAATAAGGCAAAGGGGCAAGCATTTAAGAAAAAAGTTAGTTCTTAATAAGATGCTTCGCAGTAAAAGTAGAAAGAAACAATTTAATATTTTTAATATACCTACGTATGTGATTTCTATGAAAGAAAGGCCTGAACGTTGGAAACGTTATACAGAACAACCTGTTACGAATAAATTCAAAAATGCGCGGCGATCAAATGCAGTAAATGGGAAGAAACTTAAATATGAGAATGATTCGCGTATTTCTGTGCGAACACGCCTGAATATTTTTAGAAACTACCGACGTAGTCATTATGAAATTGCCACGTTAGGCGCGGTGGGGTGTTCTCTGAGTCATATCGATATATGGAAAAAGTTTTTGGCCACTGATTCAAAATACTGCTTCGTTATGGAAGATGATTGTATCCTTACAGACGAAACATTTACACATATAAACACGTTGATACCGAATCTACCTCCCAAATGGGGAGTGTGGCTATTGGGAATGTATAGCCCTAATCTGGTATTTAGTCCTATGCATACGAAACCCTGGAATCGCATATATAGCTTTACAGCGTCCCATGCATATGTGATAACTCGAGATGCAGCTAAAACCTTTTTACAAGATGCGTTTCCGGTAGAAAGTCATATTGATCATTATATAAGTGCTATATCTGTGTTAAAAGATATATGTATTGTGCAACATCCCGATATACATATTGAATTTTTCCAAGAAAAAATATCGCACGCTTCAACAACCATTGATTCCAACACATCTCAACATAAAAAGACTGGCTGCCCTGTCTGTAAGATTCCTGATGATTGGTCACAGATATATAAATCATCTACTCGACAAACGCATAAAGGTATGCGGGTAGAGGGGCTTGTGAAGGGTGAACAGTCAAGGAATATACGGATGTTACGTGCTACACGAAAGAAATAAACATACTATAGAGAAATGTCTACAAATACAAGTGCAGATAATAGTCGACGTGCTAGTGCAGTAGATATATCAGGTGTAAATATAAAGAAATTTATGAATGGATGGACGAATGAGCAGGAGGTCCTTATGGCAGAATGGTCGGATATTGCTGCATGTTATAGATGGCTTCATGACAAGGCAGAGAAAAAGTATACGCGTTCAAATCTGAATATAACAATTCCTGTGATTATTCTATCTACTGTGACAGGTGCTGCAAACTTTGCTGTAGGGAGTATGGTACCTGCAGATAATGATTCTGCGCAACAATATGTGGCATCCGGATTGGGTGCTATTTCTATTTTTGCAGGGATTCTCACAACTTTGGGAAACTTTTTTCAATATGCGCAAAAATCGGAATCGCATCGTGCATGTAGTATAGCATGGGGTAAGTTTCAGCGCTTGGTGCAAGTTGAACTAGCGATCAATCCCATGGACCGCATTGAAGCTATGGATTTTCTAAAGATTTGTCGACAAGATTTGGACCGCCTTATCGAGCAATCTCCTGGAATTCCCGATGATGTTATAGTATGCTTTGAAAAGGAGTTTAATAGTATTGAAGGGTTGAAAAGACCTGATATATGTCATGGCATTGAACATACGCGTGTGTTTAATGCATCCAAATCACGTTTAAGTAAGATCGCTGCAGAAGCGGTATTACACCTCCGTTATAAAAAGAATATATTATCTACTTCTGTTATTCCTGAACTGGATAAAAAGATTGAACATGCGCTGAATACAGGAATAGATAAGAGAATAAAGGAACTTATAGGGCATCCCTCGGATGAATATGCTGATACTATGAATGTCGTGAATAGTTTAGAAAGCGACTGGAGAAATCTTTTGATAAGGAAAAGGGGGATACACCATACAGCGGCTGTTGATAATTCCACAGCTATTGTTGACACTCCTGGGGCGGCGATTGACACTCCTGCGGCGGTGATTGACACTCCTGGGGCGGCGATTGACACTCCTGCGGCGGCGATTGACACTCCTGCGGCGGTGATTGACACTTCTAGAGCTGGATCGCTGGAAGACTCCAATGAAGTGCGTCTAAATATTATGGGGACTGGATCCGTTATATCGGAGGTAGGTTCCGCAAATTCTGTAGCAGGTTCAAAGCATTCCGTTCATACTGTGCGCCCAGTTGTGGAGTTTAACTAATAAACATTTTGAGCGTCCTTGATAGTTTATCAATATACTTTTCTTTTGAAGAAAATCTTGCAAAGAGATCCTCATCAAAATGAATTTCATCCACTAATGATTTATTGATTGTAGGCGTATCTTTTAGAACTCGTATTACAGGGTGTAAAAGAACCGCATGTGATTCTTTTCCTGTGGATGTAAATCGCCCCCCCAACTTGGTAATATCTGTTTCTGGCTCTTTTGCGGAATATTCGAGGCTTACAACGAAATATGTTAATGTTTCATTGGAAGGATGCGTAGTCAAAAAACTGTAATGCACATTATTCACATATGTAATATCTGTTTTTGAGGAGTTATATATAAAAATATCGACTAGTTGTCCATACATCTGATATAGGGCAGATGTATAGTTAATCTTATAGAGTATATGATTTACAAGTGTGTTTAGATTTTTTGTTGTAAATCGCTGTATATCAAACTTGCGGTCATAGTTCAAATGAAAAAAGTAGTCGATTAGATATCGAAAGCCATGTATAAATCCACCCGAACTTATTTTGTAGTCATGTGAATGCATGAGAGCACCAATAAAATATAGATTTGGATTGTTTACACTTTCATAACGATGATTTATCTCTGGATACTTCATATTTTCAGTGAGGGTGAGTTCAAACCCAAAGATAGATGTGTCAAACTGCCATCCTGTGCAGAGAATAATATGATCATATCCTTCGGTAGGACTTGGATCATATGGATGTTTTCTTTCGCAGCGTCCACAGTCAAGGTGAATGTCATATTTTCCCTCTTTTTCTTCTACAATAATCTTCTGACCCGTTTCATTGAATGCATTTAGACTCTTCAATAGAAATGTGTCATGATAGGGAAGGTATATAGAGCGAAGATCGCCTGCATAATGACTTGACATGGCCCATTTTTTGAAGCTTCTGCCGAGAATTGTAATACTGCTACAGCGAGGTGTCAGGAGATTTGCTAGTTCATATGCTGAGTTTCCATTCCCGATGAGTAATAGAGTTTTATTATCAAATGTTGCAAGAGTCTCTGGGGTTTTAAAATAGTTTTTAGGATATTCTGCATAATGTTTTAGGCGGCCAGTAGTGTCGGTGATATTGCTCTTATATGGCTTTCCTAGACCTGTAGCAACAATAAGTTTTTCGCAGGTGTATACCCATTTTCCATGTGTATCTTTAACTCCGAGAATATACCCTCCCTCCTTTTTTCGGATTTTTTCCACCGTAGAAGAGTATTTAATATTCAACTTGTATTTATTTGCAAAATCATTCATATATGCTACTAATTGAGTATGATCAGGGTAATACGCATCTGTGTAGGTTGTAAACTTGGGACCATCTTCTGATAAAAGAGAGTTCCAATCATGACGGAGATTGAAATCAGGTACATCTGAACCGGTATTCTTCTTATTTATTGATATGAGTTGACCTGAATGTGGATATGTGTCAAAAAAAGAACCGGCCTTCTCAGCTTTTTCTAGAATGACATAATCAATGCCAGCCTTCTGGAAAAAGTAGCCGAGTTGAATACCCGCTGGACCTGCGCCGATTATAATATTTTTTACGGGTTTTACTGGTTTATACATATACTCTTATATGGTGGAAAAGTTTTAGACCGATTATGATGCCCGTTTTATAAAGCCTTTGCAAACTCTGCTAAGAGAGTTGTCTTAGCCTGAAACGTCCATTTGGACCATTTCAGAACTTCTTGATCATCATTGAAAGATGCAAGCCATTTATTATAGACAGCATCATTTTGTTCTAACCAGATGCTTTGGATTCGCGGTATAGTATCTGGCTTTTCCAAGAGTTCTATGGCGCGGGGCCAGCATAAAAAACAGCGAATGGCAAAAATGTATAGTTGGATATCTTGTGCAGCTTCATACTCTTCTTCTAAATGCCGGGCGAAGTTTAGGAGTGCCTCTTCTACGTTCGTATGTTCTGAAAAAGCTTCCAATACGGAACGCACCGCCCTAGTAGCCGTTTCCATCTAGTGATAGTAGAGATATGGGGCCTTCGCTCCATGTGCTGAGTAAAAGTTGGGTCGATAAGGATTCGAATCCTCTATAACAATGCTATGTAAAGGAGAAGGGGGTGGAGTTGTGAGGGGGAGTGTCTCAGCAGTAGCCTCTGCGAGGCTATTCGTAAAGTCAACGATGACGGTTAGAATGCGTTTGAGATCCATCAGAATACCTGATATAGTATAACAGAACAAAAATCAATTTTAGACCAATGAACCCTACCTGCATGGAAAAAGGTGTAGACTATTTTTTTTGTTTTTTTTCTTTTAGGGCTTCTGTGATACGTATATGCTTTTGGGTGAAGCTGCCATTCCGCTCATATTTCTCTTTGGCCTTGTTGCTCTTTTTTTTGCGGGGTTGATGGTCCTCCATGTTGATTGTCTTGGAGTTTCATCTATCCTTCAATTTTTATGCAGAGGTATCAAGAAACTCTGTAGCCTCCTGCATTAAGTTCTTTACATCTCCATCGGACCAAGCTACCGTTTTTACACCTACTTTCTTGGGTGCACCAGGCGCATTGCCAATCTTGGATGCCTTCTTAGGAGTGACGACTCTTGGAATCTCGGAAGGTATTGTTTCTATATCCGAGAGTTCAGCAAGCTTATTCGCATCTCGTGCGGCTTTGGCAGCCGCTTTCTCTTCGTCGGTCATTTTTGGTCGACCTGCCTTTTTTACAGTACCTTCTACAGAGCTCATATCTGTCTCGCTGAGAGCTGTTACATTCGTTTCCACGGAATCATCTGGCCAAGAGGCACGATGCATGCGAATCTCCTCTTCTGTCCACTGATCAGGACTCTTTATCTTCTTCAAGTAAGAAGCGAACTTCTTCGCAACTGTAACACGCTTGAACGCATACTCGGTGTCTTTGAAGATTGTAGCTATGTACTTATTAAACTTTAACCATACTTTCACAGCTTCTGACAATTCGCGGGGGGGCTTGGCTTCCTTTGAGAGCTTTTCCTTTCGAGGGCGACCGCGCTTCTTTGTGACATCCTCTTCAGGAACTGTTGGCTCCTTTCCATGCATTGCCTCGATATGGGAAATCTGGTCATTCATCTGGGAAAGCTGGCTCTTCATCTGGGAGAGTATATAGAGTATCTCGGTGGTATTCATTTCAGACTGGGGGTGTGATAAAAAAGGGGGGCAATGACGATTCAATTTTTTCATTGGGTTTTTTATTCCACACAAGGCTCTTGTCATCTTGGTAAGATGGTTCCCCTCTGTGAACAGAACGAAAAAATGTCCATCGTTCTTTTTTGGTGCTGCCCCTACCTCGCAGAACCGCTCGTCACCTCCGGAATGCCTGTTAAGAAGGCCCAGCTCTTGAGTAAGAAGCTGCCGATTCACCCCTCATATAGCCGTGACGTCGCACAACAGAGCTGCTAAGGCGTGCTGTCGCTCGGGTGCAAATATACCCCTTGGTTTCCAGATCTCGGCAGAGCGAACTCTACTCACGATATGGTATCCCCATTTCTTACAAGAGAATAACCCCTTCCCCGCTATTCTTATCGTCGTGGCCGACCCGTTATGCCACGTCCGTGTGCCAGAGCGCTCTGGGTAATATCCAGAGCGCTCTGGCGAGAATAGCCCCTTCCCCGCTATTCTCTCGTCGTGGCCGACCCTTTGTGCCACGTCCGTCATATATCTCTCTAGGAGAATGCAATATCTGCTATAAGGTATATTATCATTCAATTTTATCCTGAAATTGAAGAAAGTCAAAAAAGAAGAGCGCTCTGGATTTTTATTTTACATAAGTCAATTTAAAGATAAAATTGAATGTGCATATTGTCGGCACAGAGCTCTTACCCCGTTATAGCATATATACGTATAATATGTCACGTAACAACAAGCTAATAACCAAGAAGAGCAAGAAGGCTACCTCAGCCCTGCGCCAGAGCGCTCTGTATATCCAGAGAGCGGCAGAGGGTGATAAGACGCTCTCTTTCTTGAGTGTCCAAGCTGCCAAAGGAAATGGCTATTTCACTCTTCGGCGAGCAGATGGGAAGGAGATTCTGGGGACCCCCAGA